ATGCCATTGATCGTACTCTTGAAACCATCAGCAAGAATCAGGCTGAGCGCATTCGGCAGCAGTTGATCTGCTCGCGATTGTATGGGAATCTCAGTACGATGGGGCCAAACGGCTTGACGTTCAGCAAGCTAACAGCGGTACACCCCACCCTGCGCGAGCACATCAGCTACAACGTGGTTCAGTCGGCTATCGACACCATCGTCAGTCGGATTACAAAGAACCGACCTCGTCCGTTCTTCGTTACTAGTGGTGGTGATCACAAAACGCAGAAGAAGGCCAAGGACCTCAATAAATTTATAGACGGTATGTTCTATGAGCAGAAGGCATATGAGCACGGCACCATTGGCATGCGTGATGGTTGTATTTGGGGCGATGGTCTGACGAAAGTTTTGGAGAAGGACGGCAGGGTCGCCTATGAGCGAGCGCTGTCACAGGAGTTGTGGACCGACGAGCTGGAGGGATTCTACGGGTTCCCGGCGTCTCTCTATCACTGTCGCTACGTTGATAGAGATAAGGTCCTGGCTGAGTGGGGAGATGAATTTCAGCATGAGATCGAAGACGCGCAGCCAGCTAAGCCAGATCCAGCAGGTACATTCGGCACAGTGAGTGATCTTGTGCAGTTGAATTCTTGCTGGCATCTTCCCAGTAAGCCAGGGGCCAAGGACGGGCGCTACGTCATCAGTCTTGATGAGGTGGTGTTGTATGAAGAGCCGTACGAGTGGATGTTCTATCCATTTGCACGGTTCCAGTGGACACCCGCCCAGTTCGGTTATTGGGGCAAGGGGCTGGCGGAGAGTATCCAGAACATCCAGATCGAAATCAACAAGTTGCTGACTTTGATTCAGCGCAGTTTTCACCTGGGCGGTAGTTTCAAGGTGTTGCTTGAGAACGGCAGCAAGGTTGTCAGTGATCACTTGAATAACGATGTCGGTGCCATTATTCAGTACAACGGTACGAAGCCGGAATACGTGATCCCACCGCTGGTGCCGCCTGAGATCTACGCACACTTGCGTACGTTGAAGGAAGCTGCGTACGAGCAGGCGGGTATTAGCCAGCTGAGCGCGGTCAGTAAGCTGCCAGAGGGACTGGAATCTGGCAAGGCCATGCGGACCTACAACGATATCGAGTCTGAGCGCTTCATGACCATTGGGCGCCAGTACGAGCGCTACTATCTGGATCTGGCTAGGCTGTCCATTGAAGTGGCAAAGAAGATTGCCAAGCGACACAAGGGCCACTACAAGGTCAGTGTTCCTGGCAAGAGGTTTTTCGATACGGTGGACTGGGCGGATATCGATCTGACGGAAGATTCCTTCATGATGCAGGTGTTCCCTATTTCAAGCTTGCCCAACGACCCGGCTGGCCGACTGCAGACCATCCAGGATTACATCGGGGCAGGGTTCCTTACTCCGCGTGAAGGTAAGCAGCTGTTGGATTTCCCGGACTTGGAACGTGTGGAAGGACTGAACAGCGCTTACGAAGAGTACCTGCAGAAAAAGCTCGACAAGATGATTGAAGACGGCGAGATGTTCGTTCCGGAGCCGTACGACGATCTCAAGTTAGCCCACGAGTTGGCGATTGAGTACTACCAGCGTGGCAAGCTGCAGGATTTGGAAGAAGAGAAGCTCAACTTGCTGCGAATCTTCATCAGTCAGATTGAAGCACTGGTCAAGATGCTGACGCAGCCGCCTATGGGTGCACCTGTGCCGGGCCAACTGCCTCCAGGCGCGCCTGGACCCGCAGCGCCGGGTCCTGGCATGGGGCCACCTGTATCGCCGCCTATGCCTGTCCCGCCTAGTGGACTTGTTCCGCCGAGCCCCCAACCGCCCGGTGCTACCGGGTAATACCGAAAGGATGTACCAGCCATGGCTAATCCGTCCGCCCCTGTTGCTGCGCCCACCGTGCCTGTTACGCAAGCCGCGCCAGAGGCCAAGCCCTCTGATGCCATCGTTGAGAAAGTGCCCGCCAAGGCCGAGGCCAAGGTAGAGACTAAGCCGGATGCTAAGTCCGAGCCCGAGCCTACTACCACGACAGACCCAAAGTTCGTGGCAGCTGCGGCTGAGTTGAAAGCACATCAGGAACGCCTGCTCAGGGGTTACCAGGAGATGAGTAAGCGCGAGAAGGACATGGTAGCTGAGAAGCAGAAGATTGCTTCTGATAGGGCGGAGTTGGCCAAGGTGCGAGATCAGCTCGCGGAGTATGAGAAGGCTAAGCAGCTTGCCAAGAAGAATCCTGTGGCACTTCTTCAAGCTTCTGGCATTTCTTACGACGACGTGGCGGAGTACGTCATCCGCAGTGGTAAATCACCAAAGGAGCTGGCTGAGAACGCCAAGCTCAGTGAGGTAGAGGAGATCGCTAGGAAGAATGCAGAGGAACTTGAGAACTACAAGAAGTCAGTAGCTGATCAGCAGAAGAAGGCAGAGCAGGATGCAATAAAGGCCGAGGAAGCCGCAACGCAAGGTAAGAGGGCCAATTTTTACAACTCGGCTATTGCATTCGTCCAGCAAAACATGGCACAGTATGAGTTGACGAACTTGCACGAAATGCAGTTTGAGGTCCCTTCGCTGGTTGAAAAGGTTTACGCGAAGACTCACAGACTGCTGACCGTGAAAGAGGCTGCGGAACAGGTAGAAGAATATCTGATTGAGCGAACCAAGAAGGTGATGAACAGCGAGAAGTGGAAGAAGCTCACCGCAGCAGAGCAAGCAGTCGTAACAGCGAAGGCAGCCGCCGAGACCTCCAAGGGCGAAGCGCCAGATACGCAAGAACAGCCACGAACCACGGTGGACAATTCACTGTCCGCAACCACCAAGCCGTCTAAGAATGTGAAAAGGATTTCGCATCTTAGTTCGGAGAAGGACGAGCAAGATCGTATGGCTCGTGCGGTGGCGGCATTCAAAGCTGCTCGTGCGAAAAGCAAGTAACCCTTGATCGCGCCTGGAAGGCGCTGAGGTTTTTCAAATGGCGAATCTAGACCTGACTGCAATGTCTGCAGCGCTGAAGGAGTATTACCACGGCCAGAAGGTGAACGATCTGGTCTACAAGAAGAATCCTATGTTTGCCCTGCTTAAGAAGGATACCAAGGCGGGCGGCAAGGTCATCCCGGTCCCCCTGCAGTACGGTGTTTCGATGGGACGCAGCGCGGACTTCGCGACTGCGCAGGTCAACCAGACTGCGGCGCAGCTGGCTGAGTTCATGCTGACCCGCAAGCATGACTACGCCATCGCGACTATCGATAACGAGACGCTGGAAGCTACCCAGGACGATGCTGAGGCCTTCGTGGCGGCTAGCAAGATCCACATCGACAGCGCCTTCAAGGTGATTACGCTGTCGCTGGCGAGTGGTCTCTTCCGCACTGGCACGGGCTCCATCGGGCAGAGTGACGGCATCTCGACCGGTGTTATCACTCTGTCGGACCCGCTGCAGGCTACGCAGTTTGAGCCCGGCATGACGCTTACTGCGCACGCCACGGATGGCGCGGCTGCGCGCGGCGCTCTCGGGTATGTGCTCGCGGTCAATGTCACCACTGGTCAGATCACTGTTAGTGACACGTCGCTTACCGGTTCCGCTGGTACCCCTGCTTCTTGGTCCAACAGCGTCAGTGGCGACTTCCTCTGTGTGCAGGGCGATGTTAACGCAAAGGTCAGTGGTCTTGCCGCGTGGCTGCCCATTGTGCGCTCTGGTCTCGCCACCTCGTTCTACGGTGTCAACCGGAGCATCCACCCGACCCGCCTCGCTGGTGTCTACTACGATGGTTCGCTGCAGGCCATCGAAGAGGCTATCATCGACGTCAGCAACTTGGCGGCGGAGCAGGGCGGCTCGCCTGATAAGTTCATCACGAACTACCGCACGTACAGCGCGCTCGTGAAGAGCCTCGGGACCCGTGTTCAGTATGTCGATCTGGAGAGTGACGCCAACATCGGTTTCCGTGGCATCCGCATCCACGGCGACGATGGAGAGATCGATGTGATTCCTGATCACAACTGCCAGGGCAAGTTGGGCTTCTTGCTTGACATGAACAGCCTGACCCTGCGCAGCGTTGGCGACGCTCCGCACATCGTGACCTATGGCAAAGAGGGTCTCGAGATGCTCCGCGTGTCGAACGCCGACGCGGCCGAAGTTCGTATTGCGTACTACGCGAACCTCGAGTGCAATGCTCCGGGCTGGAACGCGGTCGTTGCCCTCGGCGCCTAACGTTTCACTGACCTGAGACGGTGCGCTGCCTGTGTAAGGTGGCGCACCGTTTTCAAAGGAGTAAATCATGGCTTGGAACGTTACGGCTTCTATGACGGCGACTCCCGCCAGCCCCGTGCACGGCCAACCCTTCATGGTGGCTGTGACGGTGAGCAACCCCGGTTCCGTTGACGGTCAGATGCAGGCTGTTGAAATCAATGGAGACCCGAATACCGATGTTCTATTCGGGGCTCCTCCGGTTCTGGGGAAGCAGATGGCTGGCACGAACCTTCCCGCGAATAACAACAACCCCACTATCGCTAATGGTGGCGGATCCGCTGTGTACACCTTCTGGGCTATTTGTCCCACCGCGCGCAGCGGCCTTCGCATCGGCTCTGCCGTGTACATCAAGAATACGAGCACTGGCTACCCGATTTTGATTCTCCCGACAGATCTCTCGTTGACGGTAACTTGATATAGAATTGAGGGGCTTGGCGGTTGTCGTCAGGCCCCTCCTGTCCGTAGCGGGGGCGCGTAACGGACAGGCTGTTTCCGCCCTCCCAGTCAATACTGGGTCTTAAAAGGAAAGAGAACCATGGCGAATAAAATGTTCACGGAGTTCCGACAGTCTCTTGAGAAGAAGGTCTGTGACCTATTCGGAAAGATTAACTTCGGAACCAGCGGTGCGCCGACGCTCGTGTCTGTTGACGCCACTACCAAGGCCAGCTACAGCAAGGGCCTCAAGACTTGTGACAGCCCGACCAGCTCCGGTGTGTACGCGCTCGGCCTTGACAATCCGTATGTCAAGCTTCTCGGCATTAATTTCAACTTCGTCGGTTCGCAGATTCCTGCGAATATGGGCGTTTTCTGCATTGACGCTCTCTCCAGCCTTGGCGGCGTGTGCGTCGTCAAATTCGCGTCGGTCGTCGCTACGAACGCCATCACCATCAATGGTGTGGTGTTCCTCTGTGTGGCTAGCGGCGCGACTGGCAACCAGTTCAATGTTGGTGGCACTGATACTATTTCGGCTACAAATCTTGCAGCCGTCATCAATGCATCCGTCACGGCCGGCATAGCCGGCATGGTGACTGCTACCAGCATCGGGCCAAATCTCATCATCAAGTCTACGAAGAAGATTCCTGCTTCGCAGACTGCTGGTGCGACGATGACGCTTGCTCCGGCGGCCAACACCAACGGCTGGCCGTCGATTGTCTTCGTCACGTGCACGGGTGCTACTATCGGCGCGCCGGCCAGCGGCGAAATGGTGCTCTTTGAGGTCAACCTCAGCAACACCAACGCGTTCTGAAAGTGATGGCAAAACCACATGGCGAAAGGAATGGGTGGAATTGCTGACGCGCTTGCTCAGAAGATGACTGCCAGCGAGCCTTCTGAGGACCCGGCGGATGGTACGGACGGCAATGCTACGATGGAGGAAGCGGCGCAGAGTTTCATGGACGCCATTCAAGAAGGCGACCCCTCCAAGGTGGCTGATACGTTCAAGACACTCTTCCAGATGTGTGAGGATGAGCCTCACGAGGAAGTAGGTACGCCAGCTGAGTAAGTAGTCAGGATAGCGGGGCCGGGTAACCGGCCCCGCTGATGTCAGGAGCCTTCCCATGGCTACTTTTCCGACGATGACGTTGAATGATCTTCGCACTGAGATTTATCAACGTGCAGATCAGCTTATTGATGCTTTCGTTTCGATTTCTGAAATGAATGCGTACATCAACGAATCTGCTGCGGCGTTGTACGATCTTCTGATTCAGAAGTACGGAAACAATTATTTCGTAAAGTACCCTGCATATTCTTTTACTACAGATGGTAGTACTGACAGATACCCGCTTCCTTCTGATTTCTACAAGTTGCTTGGCGTGGATTTACAGATTTCCGGGGCAGGCGTTAGCAACGGCAAGCTGACGCTGCGCCCATTCAACATGGCGGATCGTAATAGGTTTGTGTACCCGAACGTACAGGTTACATTCGGCATTATGAGTAATCTACGGTACAAGCTGCACGGTAATAATCTCTGGCTTGTGCCGATGCCTGCTGCTAATCAGGTGTTGTTCTTGGAATACATTCCCAAGCTGACGAAGCTGCAGGATACTATCACCATTACACTGAAAGCTAATCTTACCGATGGCGACTTCGTAAAGATCAATGCCATTTCTTACACAGCTACCTCTAACGGATTCCCGCCACAGGGGCAGTTCCACATTGGCGTAGATGCTCCTACGACGGCTGCTAACTTGTGCAACGCACTCAACAACGACAATACGCTAGCTGCATACATGTCGTTCTCAGTAGTTGGTAGCATCATTACTGGTACTCTAAACGGCGGTACCATCTCAGTCTTCACTACCAATTACCCGGTACGGCTTGGTTTGTCGCCAAGTCTTGGTGCTGGTCTACTCACTGACACGCTAGACACCATCTCCGGATGGGGTGAGTACATTGTCGTTGACAGTGCGCGTAAATGTTTGATTAAGGAAGAAACTGATCCTAGTGCGCTCATCGAGGAATTAGAACGAGTTGAAAAGCGAATCGAAAACGCTGCTGAGAACCGTGATGCGGGCTTCCCGAAGACAGTCTCTGATTCTAGACGGAGAGTCAACGGAGATTATAATTGGGAAGAGCCATATTGAAAACGATTTCTAAATACTTGGGGAAAGATCCTCTCCTTGGTAGAGTTCAGCAATACCTCATGGAGGCGCTGAATCCTCTGCTTAAATCGTTGTACCCACAGGACATGACTTGGATTCTGCTAAAGCCCAATCCGCCGTTCGCACTTTTCGGGCAGGGCTACTCAGATCTGGGTTTTAAGCGGTTGGTGACGGGGCAGGTAGCTTTGCGCGGGCTGCTTAAGACGACTGTAGCGGTTGCTAAAGGAGCCACTATATGTACTCTGCCTGCTGTGTTGGCGCCTAGGCAGACTCGTACGCTGTCCTTGCAAGTCATCAGCGCGGCTACTGGTAGCTTTGGGGCTAGAATCGACGTTCAGCCTGATGGTACTGTGGTATTGGCCGACGTTTGGGGTGCTACATTCCCACTCTCTGTCTCGTATCTAGGGTTGGAGGCGGTGTACACGCTATGACTCTTGAACGTGAACTCGTCCCTTTTTCGTTTGCTAATGGCATTGATCAGAAGACTGATCCAAAACAGATCACTGCACCGAAACTTTTGACTTTGCGCAACGCCGACTTTGACCAGATTGGCATGTTGAAGCCTCGTAGGCACTACAAGAAGCTTAATAGCGTGGCTTTTGGTGATGTAGGCAACGCACTAGCTACCTATAAAGACGAGCTTGTAGTCTTCGGTGATCACGATTGCTATTCTCTAGGAAATACAGCTGCTATGGGGCAGCGATTCAATCAACTAACTGGTTCTGGCGCCGTTCGTAGCCCATACATTACTGAAAAAGTAATCACAGGAGACAACTACGATCACGTTTCGCCAGATATGGCTAATAACGCTGATTTTCTATTCGTTGCTAGCTCGGCTAACATCGGTGGCACAGACCAAGTTCTGGTTTCTATGATAGAGAAAAGCACTGGTCGTTACTCGGTGCAAGATCTAGTAATCGCGACGAATGCCACGTGTGTCCGTGTAGGCTATGTAGGGACATATTTCTTTGTTCTTTACATCGTAGGATCTTCATTGAAGATGAGGGCTATTGATACGTCATCTTTGGCTACTTTTTACTTTACAACTGAAGTAACAATAGACTCGATACTGACGAACTTGTATGACGTCAGTTACAACAGCGTCATTGGGAAAGCCGTTGTAGGCGTGCAGAAGACGGCTTCAACTGTAGATATATATACGATTGACAGCACTCTCACTGTTACGAAAGTATCTACTTGTGAAAGAGGAAATACAGCTACTTTTTTTGCTCTTGAATGTGATTCTGACCAGGGATACACGTATTTGGTTCTCAACGAGCCTTCCACAGGCCTCAGATTTGCTGCGTACGCGCCGAACTGGGCAATTCTGGCCAACTTTGTCAGTATCGATTCTTACTTGACCGACGGCGTCAACGCAATAATCCTTCCAAGCGCAACTAGCGGCAATGTTAAGATCATAGCTACAAGGAGAAATTTCCAGACTCCTACCAACAACACGACCCCCTACGCGTATCTGCAATCCTATGTGATTACTTCCCTGGCGTACGCGTCACAAGCTATTCTCTATAGAGGAGTATCGCTTGCTAGCAAGGCTGTGCGTTCTCCTGATTCTTCTTTTAGTTATTTCACTGTTGCACTGGACTATGCATACAGTACGCTATTCGTAGGTGCTTCGTTTTTCAGGACTTACCAGCCGAAATACTTCATTTTGGGAACTACACAAAATATCGTTGATAAAGCCGTGATTGCTAGAATTTTTGATGGAAAGGGTGGCAAAGCGTCTGAGATTGCGGCTACTAACTTCCTTCCAAGACCGGTGTACGATGTCAACGCGACTACGTTCTATTTTCCAGCTTTGTCTACCTCTGAGTTGAACGCAACGCAGTCGAGTTGGACCAACACGTTCATAGCGTACGCGACTATGACTCTGACGGATCCTATCTACTCATACTCTACAGTTGAAAAAGGTGAGCTGTTGTTGTTCAGTGGTGGATTCGCGCAAATGTATGACGGGAAAACCGTCTGCGAGCTTGGTTTTCACGTTTACCCAGAGCATCTTCTAAGTGCCATCAACAATCCAAATGATGATGGACTTGGAAATCTGACATTTGGATACTATGCGTGCTACAAATGGATAGATCGCTGGGGCCAGATTCATAGATCTGGTATTTCAGAGAATCTACAAGTCATTACTATTGGTAATATCACAGCTACAAATAACTATCCTACTATCACAGTGCCCACTCTTCGTGTGCAGAGCGTTTATAGGAAGAATGTGACAATAGAGCTGTATCGCACCATTGCTAATGGAATGATTTGGTACAAGACGGCTGAAAAAGACAATGACAGCACAGTGGATTCTGTATCTTTTAATGATAAGACTACAGACGCAGTGCTCATGGGCTTGGAGCAGCTGTACACAACTGGAGGAGTGCTGGAAAATATCGCAGCGGGGCCTTGCACAAGTCTGTGCGTACACCGTGGGCGCGTATTCTATATTGATTCTACTAATCCATCTATTATCTACTACAGTCACAAGCTAATTCC